ATTCTTATAACGACTTCTTCTTCGTTCTTATGAAATACCGATACATTCTTTTTTGTGGTAAGAACGTCCAAATAGATAATTTGAACTTGTAGTTTGTATGGTGCCGCTGGACTTAACTCATATTCTTTTTCCTGTAAAAATTCTTCCAATGTGTTCTTTACACCAAAAGCCAAGTTTCTGTTACCAGCCAACTTTCCAATTTTTACCTCGTTGGTAACGCTCTCAACCCATATATGGTCTTCTGCCGTATACCAAACCGATGCCGGATCATTTTTATATCTACCGTCAAATTTGGTATTAAACCAATTGACCACCGAACGTACTCTTTCTTTATCTCCTGATAATTCAAGATACACCATCGTTATTTGAAATAACAAGGCACTAATAACTAAACCAACCAATAGGTACATAATCCCCATAGCAAGTCTTTCCCTTAACGAAACCGTAATTTGTCTAATTTTTTGCATAAATCCTGTTTTAACATATCTCCACAGGATTTTTTAAAGAGAGGAAATCAAGTAGAGAGGTACATTTATTTTTTGTCTTATCAATAAATACTTTGGTTTAGGAGACTGACAAATATCATCTGGCATTTTTTTGTTAATATTTTGTTTTATCAAAAAAATTGGGTATATTATTATCATTAAATAAAATATTATGGGTAATTTTAAACATCTTACACAAGAAGAAATCCAGCAAATGACCTTTGATTGGAGATATCGTGGTTTTACCGCTTTGGATCTTTTAACCGAGGAAGAGTGCGACGAAATCAACGACGAACTTGAGCGTTTACGCCAAGAAAGAATGGGAACAACTACCGATGATGGTAAAGAGTGGGGTGAATGGGATCCATTTGCATATCCACACAAACTATCAGATAAATTGGCGAAATTGTACGCACATCCTAAATTGATTGAGGCTTGTGAGTTCTTAATGGAGGGTGAGATTGTTGGTATGCAAAGCTGGGCATATTTCAAACCGCCAGGACAATTAGGACGTGATCAACACCAAAACGCATTCTACACAGGCTGTAAGCATAATGAAATTATCAACACAGCATTGGCATTGGACAACCACGATGCAGGAAATGGTGCAGTTTGGAACTACGAAGGATCGCATAGATTACAAACATTACCAATTGAGATCGACGAAGAAAGAGCAAAGACAAACCCATCTTTTTGGAGAAATGAAAGAGGTAAACCTTGTATTATGCCAGAAGGACATGACTTCCGTAAAGTGGAAGGTACTTTGAAAAAAGGTCAATGTGTCTTATTACACTCACATTGTGTACATGGTTCAGAAGCCAACACATCAAATAGAATGAGAAGAAATTTCTTGGGCGGATTCTTGAAGAAAGGTGCATATTATAATCAAGGAACACACATGAAACGTGAACCAATTGATATGTACGAATTGAGAGATAAACACTGGAAATAAAAAATAAATTAACCTTTCCTTGTTTTAGTATATATTTATATGTATCTTTGTAAAAGAAAGAAAAATTAAACAAAATTCAATGAGACAATTTACACATACAACGTCGCCTATGAACCAACAAAATTGGAATGAGCAACCTATGTCTAATAGTCTCGAAGATACTGATGTTGGTTAATTTAGTTTAACTTAAAATATTAGAAAACCTCGGGACTTAAAAATCTCGGGGTTTTTTGTTTTATACATATAGGGTAATGGACTAATGGCTAAGTCACTTGCTTTGGGAGCAAGGCATCATGGAGGTTCGAGTCCTCTTTACCCTACAAACGCTGATTTAGCTCAGAGGCAGAGCACGAAACTGTTAATTTCGGGGTCCAGATATCGTAATTCTGAATCAGCGCAACATATCCGGTTTGGTGCAATGGAAGCATTTTAGTCTCCAAAACTAACGATTACAGTTCGAGTCTGTAAACCGGTGCAAAGTGTCCTTTAGTATAGCGGTAGTACAGGTGGTTTTGGTCCATCTAGCTGTGGTTCGAGCCCACGAGGGACAACACTAACATGCGGGGAGGAGGGTTCCCGACCAGTCTCATAAGCTGAGTTTTCCGATTTCGATTATCGGCCCCGCAACAAAAAAAGATTTAAAAAATATTTTGTGATTTCACAATTTATTATTATCTTTGTAAAACAATAAAACTTTTAACTATGGCGAGAACGTCAAGAAGAGTTGCAAAAAAAGCGAGTAGCGCTTTGAGAAGTAAAAGAACCACAAAGGCTTATAAGTCAGTTGCGGGTTCTGCTTTAAGACAACGTAGGAAGAAGTAGATCTTTGAAATATTGGTATAGAATAAGCCTCGTTAGCTCAGTTGGTAGAGCAAGTCATTTGTAATGATTAGGTCTGCGGTTCAAGTCCGTAACGAGGCTCAACAGGTGACGACGGTGGTGGAACCCCACTGTCTATAAATCTCAACACCCGCCTTGATTCGCGGTATTATAGCGGTGAGAGTAGAGTTGCAATAAGTAGGGAGTAATTAACCCAATGGCGAAAGTGTAACCACGGATATAGCGATATATTTGTTATGATGTGCGAACGGGTACGAAAAACCTGTAATTTATTGAGACTAACTCAACGAGGACTTTGTTAACCAGAGCAAGACTTGGATGGTGCAATTTAAGGTGAGTTAGGATCAAACGTTAATGTGATAATCACTCCACTAACTCCACATTAGTGGTAAGCATCCGGCAGTAACACCGGACTGGCAATGTGGTTATTAAGAGGTAAGGAAAAGACTAAATGGCCGAGTGGTGTAATTGGTAACCACGCCAGTCTTAGGAACTGGTGTCGCAAGACGTGAGAGTTCAAGTCTCTCCTTGGTCACAACGAAAAAATATATGATAGTAACATTAATTTGTGAACCAAGAACTGGATCAAATAATTTAACTAATTGGTTTAAGACACACGATTCATTTGACGTGTTACTTTTACCTTCATATAAAAATTCGCCTGATTTTCAAAATGGATCAACACCTAAAGATTATAAATTTGGTAAAAAGCATTTATTCATTAAAGAAGAATTTCACCATAAAGATGTAGACTTTAAAGAATTGATTGATATTTCAAATTTTGTCATATTTTTATATCGTGAAAATACTAAAGAACAAATTGAATCTTGGGTTAATGTAAAAAATAAAAATGATTTTCATAATTTTTGGATTTTTGAAAAAGATGAAAATATTATACCAGACGATGAGATTGAAAAATTTAAAATATTAAAAAAAGATTTTAAAGAAAAATATTTGGACAATAGTTTTAATTTTAAAATGTCGTATGAAGAATTATATTATGGTGATGGAATTAATAAAATAGTTTCATTCATTGATATGAACGATTTAAATGTTGCTACATTTCCATTAGGTGAAAGATATCGCATTGAGATCGATAAAAGAAGGATTATTTAGGACTTGTAGCTCAGATGGTTAGAGCAAGACACTCATAATGTCGAGGTCATAGGTTCGAGCCCTATCTGGTCCACAAATGGAGAGTTAGTTAATCGGTATAATGTTGCCTTGTCACGGCAATGTGACGGGTTCGATTCCCGTACTTTCCGCTCGAAGAGTTTTATAGATTTTCAAACCCATTACGGGTCTCAATCGAAAATCCAATCATTGTTTCACTGGTGATTGGGCTAAATGTGAAAGAAAAAATCTATACGGAGAGATGGCAGAGTTGGTCTATCGCGTCGGTCTTGAAAACCGAAGACTGTTACAGGTCCGTGGGTTCGAATCCTACTCTCTCCGCAGGTCGTCTTTTTTTTGTCCCTCTCGATTAGGGCTGGTTTGTTGAGACGTTAAAGTAACAAACAAAAGATGTATCGAGCCGTGTTTAAAAGTTTGTACGATAGTCAAAGTAAAGTCCCTTTTGGTGAATACCGTGTTTAGGACTTCCCTCGAAACACAACTATTAAAGTAAGGACATATGAGTTTACCTGACTCGTCCTGAAAAGCCCCCGTCGACTAAGGGTTAGGTCATCAGGTTTTCATCCTGGAAATTTCGGTTCGAATCCGTGCGGGGGTACATTTTTATTTGTGAATTATATTTCTTATATTATTTATTAGAATTATAAATCATAAATGGGAAAAACGTACAAATATTATTTTGTTTATAAAACTACAAATTTAATAAATGAAAAATATTACTATGGAATGCATAGTACCGACAATTTAAATGATGGTTATATTGGAAGTGGAACTAGATTAAAACGTTCAGTGGAAAAATATGGAAAAGAAAATTTTAAAATTGAAATTTTAGAATTCTTACCTAATAAAGAGAGTTTATTAAAAAAAGAAAAAGAATTAATAAACGAATATGTTTTAAACGATCCTAAATCCATGAATTTACAACCGGGCGGTGGCGGTGGAATATGTAATGAAGAACACGCCTTAAAATTAAAACGTGGTTCATCTGTTTATCAAAAAGAAAAATGGAAAAATCCAAAATATAGAGAAAATCATCTTAAAATACTAAAAGACAATTTTCCAAAAGTTAAATTGGCACATAATGAAGGTCGAATAAAGTATGACACTTTTACTGGTAAAAAACATAGCGAAGAATCTAAAATTAAAATGAGTAAAGCTAAAATAGGGCTTTATGACGGCGAGAAAAATTCTCAATTTGGAACTTGCTGGATAACAAATGGGGTCGAAAATAAAAAAATGAAAAAAGAAGACGCTCTTCCTACAGGCTGGAGATTAGGTAGGATACAAAAAAACTTTTAAAAAGATTTTGAATATTGAAAAATGTTTCTTATCTTTATAAAAGAAGGGCGAATAACCCGAAAGATAATGTTCTTTGAATAAAAATATTGGCCGTCTATGGTCAACAAAATAAACCATGAAAGTGGGATAAAGTGAAGAGTCCTTGGTTGGGACAAATTGCGGATTCAGTAATGGATCTCGAGTAGACAAGTGGAATATCATTTAACCTGAAGTAGTGAGGGTAACTCCGTAGCGAAAGGGTTGGATGACCAAGCAATCCGAGTTGTTTGGTTGAGATGGGAACATCAATAAGAATAATCCATAGAGTTCATGTAAGAAGTATAGTTATCCGACTATATCATTGCGTAATTCAATACAATGGTGGTCTTAAAACCGTAGCATCGTAAGATGGAAGGTATGACAAAAAACAGGTGGTGCTGTTAGTGTCCTTGAATAAATCCTACCAAGGGTTTAATCTCGAAGGAAACCAAAAATATGATGACAGGGATGTCATATCGGGTAGTTTAGTATCAAGTCACTCAAAAGGTGATTTGGCTGGTCACGAACCGCTACCTGGATAATTCGGAAACTAAATTTTTATTTTGGTATAAAAATCATACATAAAAAGAAAAAGTGTTCGTGCGTGGTGTTCGATAGGTCACTACATAGTTGTGAGGGGTTCACAGCCATAAAGGGTCTCAAGCCCAATATGATTTTTAAGAAAGTTCTCTAAACCCGCAAGGTTGAATCAGGTCGGCAGATTTGATGAGTGATGAGTATTAATAGAGTAGGATATCACGAAAGGATTGGTTAATCTAATTAACCGTGACTGAAACTTACAAATCAAAAGTTTGTGGAAATAAGGGGAAACAAATAATCCTTTTAAAGAGTTTCGTTAAGACATGTATTCTCAGTGTTTTATTTTCTTTGTTTAGTAAAACAAAGTGGTGGTGAATGTATGTTAAATCATACGGCCTATACAAAATTAAGTCAGAATTATATCTGACTTTTTTTTTGCCTTAAATTTTGTTTTGTTAAATTATTTAGGTATATTTTATTAATGAAACCTCAAATATCCAATTTACTAATTTCCTTTTTTCTTTTTACAATAGGATCATTAGGACATTGGTATATTTTATATTGGCAATTCAAAATGGCCAATTGGATTAAAACTCCATATCCTTATTTAATATCAATGGCTTGTGCTTTTATTTGGATACTAGCATCTCATTATGGTGTTAAAGCATTTAATGGTGAAATGTGGAGTAATAGGTTTGTGTTTTTTGTAACTGGAATTATTGTGGCATCTTTTTTATACCCACTTCATTTCGATCAACCAATCACAATGAAAACAGTTGTGCAGTTAATATTGGCGTTGACCATTATTGTTATATCACTTTTTTGGAAATAAAAATTAAATTATATGTTTGTAGGTTATTATGTTATTTGTGTTATCTATTGTTTCTATCAATTATTCATTAAATTGAATTCTAGATACGATAGTACTCCGATGGGTGCGTCCCCGGAATTGGATACCATTATGGTGTTAGTTATGGCATGGGTTCTAGCACCCATTGACATTTCATTAACTTGGATTAGATGGGTTAAAGAAGCGGAAGAGGCTCGTCGAAGACAAAACCAACTTGAATTGGGTAAAAATTTATTAACTGAAGAAGATAGAACGTCAATATATTAAAAATTGAAAATATGAAATGTATAAAAAACACAAAGACAGGTAGTATCATTAGAATTGATGATAAACAAGCAAATCAAATGGTTGGTTTAACTTGGAAGTTTGTTCCTAAAAGTGAATGGAGAGGAACTCCAAGAGTTGCTGAAGAAGTTACCGTTGGTCACGATCAAGGTGGTTCTTATGAAGTTAAAACCGAAAAAAAGTCCAAGAAAAAAGTTTCCTAATTTATTAAAATTAGGTGGTGGAGGTATAGTGTGAAAAACCATACGATACCCTATGGGTTAGGGTAAATCCTAGCCCTTTTTATGTTTAAAAAATTATTATATTTGTATTATGAGAATAGTATGTATATCCGATACTCACAGCCTTCATCATCAGATGGAACATCCTTTACCAAATGGTGATGTATTAATTCATGCGGGTGACATATCAAATAAAGGAGGTCAAAAAGACGTAACCGATTTTATTCATTGGTTCCAAGATTTAGGGGGTTGGGATGCAAAGATATTCATATCTGGTAATCATGATTATTGTTTTGAAAGGATCAATAAACCCTCTTACAAAGGTACGTATGATTGGTTAACTCCTTTGATGTCTCCCGAGAATTTATCACAATCCGATGTAACCTATTTGGAAGATAGTTTTATTACAATAGAAACCCCAGAGTTCTCAAGACCAATTAAATTCTACGGTAGTCCTTGGCAACCTTGGTTCTACGATTGGGCGTTTAATTTACCAAGACTGGGAAGTGAATTACAAGAAAAGTGGAATATGATTCCCGAAGATACCGATGTATTAATAACACATGGACCACCAAACGGATATAGAGATTTGGTTAATAATTGGAGACAACCCAATACAAATGTAGGTTGTGAAATGTTAACAAATCGAATTGGTCAGATAAATCCATTGGTAAATGTATTTGGACATATCCATGAAGGTTATGGTTTTGAATATGGTAAAAAGACATTATTTGTAAACGCATCAATATGTACCCCGGAATATCACCCAACAAATAAACCAATCGTTATTGATCTACTTGAAATTAACGGTAAAATAAAAGCATTATATGTCGAAGAATAAAGAATCTGTAAGTGTGGTAATTTCCACTAGAAAAATTGATGATGAGTATTTAAAACATGTTGAGAAGATGTTCTCTCAACCTGATACCGAAATATTAGTATATGAAAATGATGGTGTATCATCATTAACCGAAATTTATAATATTGGCTTAAAAGAATCCAAAAATGATATAGTTGTGTTTATGCATGATGATCTTATTTTAGAGACGCCAAATATGACACCAAAGATTGTTAAACTATTTGAAAAACATAACGATTATGGTATTATTGGTATTGCGGGAACGGACAATTTAACAAGTGGAATGTGGTGGCAAAATCGTGAAAATATGTTTGGGGTTGTTGGACATATCCATGAAGGTAAAAGACACGTTAATCACTATTCTAAGGGGGTTTTTAACGATGTTCTTAAAGATGTTGTAGTTGTGGATGGTTTATGGTTTGCAATTCGCAAATCGCAAATTAAGAAGGAATTTAACGAACAATTTAGTGGGTTTCATTTCTATGATATTACGTTCTGCGTTGAGAATTACTTGGAAGGTGTAAAGGTTGGTTTAACCACAAAATTTGGGGTTACACACAAGTCGATAGGGGCCACAAATAAACAATGGGAAAAGAATAGATTGTTTTTTGAGGCTTTGTATGAAAAGAAACTTCCATTAATCATACCACATACACTTTAGAAATTTAGCAATTTTCCATATATTTATATAAAAACAAATTTATGATGTACGTTATTTTAATTTTAGCAGTTATTGCAGGTGTGGCTTTTTTATTAATGAAGTCAGGTAAGATCGAAGACAAGAATGGTAACAACATTCCTGATAAATTGGAACCTATGGTTGAGGAAGTTAAAGAGGTTGTTAAAAAAGTAAAAAAGGCTGTTGAGGAAACAAAACCAGCTAAAAAAACATCAGCAAAGAAATCAGCTAAAAAAGCTAAATAATTAGTTTTAAATATATTAAATGATTAAGGGTTAAAATTAGTTTTTTAACCCTTTTTTATCTATATTTGTTTATCATATGGGGATGCTTTGGATTTGACTGGCGTTTATATGGTAAATGGGCACGTAGTCAGAATTCATCTATGACTTAAATCCACGGTGAAGAAAATCAAACGGCAACGTTTACAACAACATGGAAATTGCAGGTATCCTTGCAACTTCTAAAGTAGCAGCCTAACCAAGTTAGACTCCTATCTCGGGTCGATGTACATATAACCTAGGAACAGAAGTACTTAAGGTGTGATACCGCCATAGAGTGTCAAAGGTCTCGTTCAGAGTGCTACCTTAAAGTGAACTCGACACAGTTATTGGTTACAATGTCAAAATAGAAACCATTTATTTGTCTGTTGTGAATAACAGAATAAACGTGTAGTCCATTTATGGTATGGCGATTAGGACACGGGTTCGACTCCCGTCATCTCCACCAAAACAAAACCCATCTAAACGATGGGTTTTTTATTTTCTAATTCTCTTATTAAATCTTTGAATAACTCAATATGACCAAATCTACCGATATGTAAATCATCAACTGCACCATTGGTTTCCTCCAATATACTTTGATATTTCTTATATGGAATGAAATGCTTATAGCAATCTTTTTTGAAATTTCTAGATTGATAATGTTTTAAATTGAAATTATGATAAATAAATTGTCTCGTTTCTTCGGAACATAGTTCTATATTAATAAAAATAATTCTTTTATCGTTTTCCGCAAGATTCTTCATTTCATTTAAATTGATGTCTTTAGTTAGATCCACTAAATGATCACAATTTTTTCTCATCAATTCTTGCAATTCTGGTTCAGATTCTGACCAATTATTAAAAATATACGAATGTTTTAAATCGATACTTTCTTGTGACCATATTCTTGTCGGCAATATAAGGTCTGGTTTAACCCAAGTCCAATGCAATACTTTGTTCTTTTTTAATGTGTGATTTATTATTTTAATAAACCCTTCAATCTCTGACCACCAAACCGAATGTGTTTCCTTATTATAACCTATTTGTTCTGTCGATACTTTACTAACATCATCATTCTGTTTCGGATGCGGAGTAAAAGGTATAATATCAACAAAGTTATTAACGTTATCAGCAACTCTAAATCTACTTATAGACGTCCAACCAAATATTACAATATCCTTTGGTTTTATTTTTACGTGGTTATTAATAAATGATTCGAATATTGTATAATTTGAACAGCCGCCCATACCATAATTTACCACCTCAATATTGTAATGTTCGGCAATTAAATCAGGATAGTTTTTTGGAGTCTCACCTAAATGGTTAATGTATTGTTTTGCCCAGGATAAATCTGATTTATAATGATTTGCAAATGTTTGAGTATGTGAATCTCCGAACACATAAAGCGTTGGCCTCAATTTACCTTCTAACATTTTGATAACTTTTTCAGCAAAGTTTTTATTACCAAAATATCCTGGATGCATATCTCCGCTTGCTCCATTCAATTCGTCACATATTCTCATATTTTGAAATGTACAAAACTGATTAACACAATTAAATCCACCAAATTTTAAGTTCCTTCTTTTATCGTAATCAACGTAAAAATCTTTAAATGGCATTTGTAATGAATCATTATCAAACCAATAAAAATACTCTATATTGTTTTCTTCCAAAAAACTAAATAAACCAACAAGTTCTCCTACAAATTTATTAAAGTATATCATTGGGTTGTGGTACTTACTCAAGTAATCCTTTACCTCTTCAGTTATTTGTCCTTTAAAATAATCGTGGTTATATTTTATACCGTCCTTGGTTAAAACGTCTTGCATTTGTATTGATGAAATCGACCCAATATTTCTATCATCATCATACCTTACATTTGTTATAACATAATCATTTACCTTTTCCACATATAAATCTACCCTATGTGGAGGATCAGTTATTTCAAATAAAAATAACGTTTTTCTAGCACTATCAATACCAACTTCTTGAATATATTCATATGTTCTTCTTACCAATCTTGGTGCTCCTGAACCTGAAAATGCGTCATGCACCAAATTGACACCAAAGTGATCTGCAATGTATTTTGGATATGTGACATTCTTTTCGTTGTCCCATTCAACTCCATGTTGTTTTTTGTATTCTTGTTTAACCCCATAATCGGATAAACCGCCTCCTGCTGTTAATGAAGAACCATTGGCGTATATTGTATCAAAATTTATAAATTTCATATTAAAATATATATAAATAATATTGAAAAGTATATAAAACAACAAAAGGTCCGAAGACCTCTTTTTCTAATGAATGTTTATTTACCTGTTAATTTCTTTTCCATTTTCTTGGTTAAGTTTTTAAACTTAACATCCTTTTCTGGAATTACAATACACTTAATAGTTTCTTTTCCTAATTTTTTATATGCGTCGTATCTATGGTGACCATCAATAATTCTATACTTTTTATTTTCTTTAGCGACAACTATCGGTAATAATTTTTTCTTTTCTTTTAGTTTCTTTATAATGTGGTCAACCATTTTATTATATTCTTTTTCTAGGTCACCTTGGTCCTCTGGTTGGTTCTTAATCAATTTATCCAGGGAAATACTAACTGCGTTTTTTTCGTCCATTTCATCATCGGTATTGGTAGTAACAATTGCCCCAACCCCCTTAACTACCTCAACAGATATTTCAGATAATAATTTTTTTACTTGTGATTCCAATAAGATTATGTTCATATATTATAAATACCGAATATTCCATAAACAACAAAAGGTCCGAAGACCCTTTGCCGAGATTTAGAATACCTCCTTTTCGTTTAGAGTTTATCATTTAACGGCGACCAAACCGCCAAACTCTGTTAATAAATATCGTTTATTTCTTATTAATATACTCTTTTAAAACTTTTTTTACAGATTCTTTAATTATACTTTTGTTCATTATATAATCCCATGTTTTTTGAGTTAGTTCATTATTAGAATTGGAAAAATTAGCTGTGTTAAGTAATAAATGTTCTAATTCTTTACCATATGTATCGTTAAGTCTATCTCCATTAAATAGTTTTGCATTTAAATCCCCAATCTTGGTGTTAACACAACCTAATGTAAAAGGGAAATCGATACAATCTTTTGTTGGGACATCAACTTTTTTATCTTTATTAAAATACAAAGGTTTAGATTTTACAACCGGAAAAACTGACTTTTTAATATCAGTTTTTATTGTGGTATTTGTAACCGTATCGGTTTTCTTTTCGTCATCCTCGGTTGAAGTAGTGTCCTCATCATCCTTACCTGTAATTTTTTTTGCTTTTACTAATTCTTTATATATGTTTACTATTTTAACATTTACACTCAAACTATCTGGTGTGAATGTAACGTTAAAGTTTGGAATTAAAACTCCTTGACTATTAGATATTGTAAATGTGTCTTTATCTGTTGGAGATAAAGTTAAAAATCGATCGTCACCTATTAATTTACTTAGTCCAGGAATTTTATCTAAATATATTGAACCTAGGTATAAAACGTCAACATCATTCTCATCTTTTGATGTGTATACTCTAATTTTTTTAATGAGATCATTGGTGTACTCACCCACATAACTATCTGAATTAACGTTATTAACCCCGCCACAATAACCTAAATTTTGTGCCCAAGGCATGTCACAAGCATACATCTTATAATATGTTGCTAAACTGGAAAAAGTTATTTTATCCCAAGTTTTTCCTTTTACTTTTTTCTTTTTGTTTTTTTCAATCTTATCTACAAACGATTCAAATGTTTCTTTATCGGTAAATTGCGCATCGAACTCCTCTTGTGTAAAATTAGGGGTATTTTCACGAATAATTTTATAGAGTTGTCTTCTATATTTATCTAAATTTTGTGCCATTAATTATTTAATTTTTCTAATGCTTTTTTTGCCTTATCTTTACTTGAAAATATTTTAAAGTATTCTTGGAAATCCCTCTCTGCGTCTTTTAACATTTGTGATTGTTCTTCTGATGATGCATTTTTAAAGTCTTCTTTATTTTTAACATCATTAATAAATTTATCTAATCCGTCTTTATATATTTTTTGTTCGACACTACTTCTATTTCTAAATATATCGGAATCTTTGAAATAATAATGTATTAATCTTGGAATTGGTCCCATTAACGCAACGTGTAAAGGTTCTTTTAAAAATTGACTAATTGTGGTATCACCAATAAAAGATGCAAAATATTTTACATTATCCGAGGTTGATTCCGGATCACCCGGATTATTCCATTCTTTGGATGGTTCCGTAATGTTTAAATTTAAAAAAGATTGACCTTGACTCTCTTTATATTGTGCTAATAATACATCTAAAAGACCGATCGTTACCGCGGTTAAAACAGACCTAACCCCTAACTCTCTTAGATAAAATTTTCTTTTTCCATAATATCTCACATTTGAGGTCATTTCTTTTTTTAATCTTGCGTCACCAAATATTAAAGCATTGCTAATTCTATCCCATTCGGTTTTAACACCTGGTTTTAAACTCGCCAACATTTTACCCATAGCACCAAAATAACCATTATATTTATTATCAACATTTTTTATATTTTGGCTAACATTTTTCAATTCCCCCCAAAATTTTTCTAAATTATTATAAGATAAATCATTTAAATCTCCGCTCAATTTTGTTTTAACATTTGGAGCATTATTTAGTTGTTGAGTTAGTTGATCAAACACGTCTTTTTGTATTTGTTTGTGATATATTTTCAATTGTCTTAATAATTCATATAACTTTTTTTGGTATCCTTGGTGATTTACAACTCCAGTACCCGATTTCATTACGTTTTCATACTCGGTAATTAAACTATCAAAATTTTTCTTTAAAGCATCCATTTTTAATTCAGCTCCTTCAGTTTTAAAATTTTTAATTGTTTTAATGAAAGGATTTAAACCCACATTTTCAATGTAAAAATTATATAACTTATCGGCAATATTTTTCAAAAAAGTTGTTGATTTAACTGTCGACACATTTTCCACACCAGTTTTAATTATTCTATTCCCTGCTTGTCTATATGCTGTAATTATTCTTCCCATATCGGATGCGGGGTCTGTTAATCTAACTTTATCTAAAATAATTGGATATATTGCACCGTTCGGACCTCCAGGTCTATAATTTTTTGCATAGTCTTCTAACGCCTCTCTAACTTGCGGTATTCTAAACAATTCTTCTAATTGAGAGTTGGTTATGTTTTTCATATTTATATTACGAATAATTCCACCTATTTCATCATATTCAATTGCTTTAACTGAAGGCATATCTAATTTTTTTAAAATATCTTCAACTTCGGGAAACTTTTTTTTGATTGGCCTTAATATTAATTTATTTAATAATTCTGTTAATTTAAATGGCGCAATTGAAGTGGCGACTTCATTTATATCCAATCTAAGTTCTCCTATAGTATCAAATTGCTCACCAATTAATCTATTAAATTTTTGTTTATATTCGTTTAACCTTATTTTACTCATAATATATAAATATTTATTTGTTCTTTTCGTAATCTTGTATTTGTTTATTTAACTCACCATTTGCAACAACATCCAAATTTAATTTTGGGTTTTCCATAAATTTTTTCATAGTATTTGTTGAAATTGAATAAAATCTAATTTTTGCCCCGTCTCCTTCATCTTTGAATTTATCTTCACAAATATTATAGAATTTATCATTAACTTTTTGCATTTGCTCGTCAAATTTAATTAATGTGTTTTCATCTAATTTATCGATATTTTCGAGTACTTGATTATATAATTCTCGACTACTAAAAAATTGTTTAGTTAATGGAGATGTTCCATTTTTAATATACTCCATACTTTCTATCATTTTCCCCAAGGTTTGTAAATATGAAATACCAACTAAAGTACCTAAAAAAAGTGATACGTTTTCAAATCCAAACGTCTTGTAAAATTTTACACTTTCAGCTTTATTTATTTTACCTTGTTTATATAGGTCTTGTATTGTTTCATACATTTCTCTTATTTTTTCATCTGAAACTTGTTGGGGACCTTTTTTAATAATTTTAATTCTTTCTAATATTGTACTGTTAATTAATTTACTAATTTCTTCAGGTTCAATATCTTTTAATTTCTGTAAAATATATCTATCCTGATTTGTTAATAAACGACCAGCAGGTGTTTTACTAACACCGTTTATTAAATCAACAATTTCTTTTTCGTTTTCGCAAAACTTAATAGCATTAGTTAACCTCCTCGCTTGACTAACACTAACACTACCAATTTTTAAACCAACACTAATAAACGGTAAAAATGCGCAAACTAAACCTATAGCGGCACCTAAATTATCTTTGTAATATAATGAACTAGTAACTGACGCTAAATCCAAACCTAAACCCACCCATAATCCTATTGATCCGGGTATGAAAATAGAAGATGCCACACCAGCAACTAAAAGAATTGTAGACCCCCAATTTTGCCAAAACGAAAGATCATCGTATTTCAAAGATTCTGGAATTTCGTCAACATTAAAAAATAATTGTTCTTTATAGGAATGGTCAAGATCGTTATAATATCCAATAAATTTCCAAAACACCGGTTTATCACTAATTCTTTTTATTTTACCAACATAGCTAATGTTGTTAACAGTAAAAGATCTAAGAGTATTGGGTGGTAAAATTTCTTCTATTTGTTTTACACTTGGGACATATTTTTCATATTCAGGAACATCCCAATTTTTAAAAAATGATTGTAAAGTTTGTGATGGGTCACCGAAATAACTAACTTTAGTTGTATTATTACCCACTTTCAAAGGTATTAATATTGTATTTGGGTATTTAAATCCTGGTGGAATATTGAATATTTTAGCGTTTTTTGTTTTAAGGAAGTCTTTTATTTCTTTATCTTCTTTATCGTTTTGAAATTTATCGTAGGATTGTTTAGCTAAGATTGGGTTAAGTCCCGTAAATGAACTCATTTGTTCTTTTAATTGATTTCCTTTACCTCTACTCAATTTAGCACCAACAACATCGGCCCATTTGGTTACACCTACCTGATTACCTGGTCCTCTTGTGACACCACTCTCCCATTTACCGACCTGTGGATATCCTTGACCGCCTGCCTGTTTATCTGATGTGCCCTTTTCAGGTTCAGATGCTGGCGGTTCAGCCTGTTCTGATAATTCCGTTTCCGATATTAAAGTAAGTAAATGTTTATATTGTTTCTCGCTTAAAGCCAACTTCATAGTCTATAAATATCCAATAAAACTTTTGAATACGATATTGGTATAGGGAAAAATACCCCTTTTTTGGTTAAAAAGAAAGATTTTAATCTTCGTTGTAGATATTCGGGTCTTCCTTGGCGTACATTTTGATGAACTGACCGGCTTTAGCGTTGGCCTCATCTTCAATCTCACCCCCAATGTCCGGCGGTTGAACCTTTAAACGACCTTGTTCGAATTGTTTGTGGTGTACCATCTCGTGGGCAATACTTCTACACACATCCACCAATGCTCGGTTTTTAGCGCAAACCTTGATTATCTTGTTTTCTTTGGTGTAATCGTAATTTGCGGTTGTTTTTAGACCGTCTCTATGGTTTTGGATCTTAACAGTAGGAACGGTTTTAAGTTCTAATTGTTTCTTTACAAATAGAACAAATTTATCTAAAATCTCCCTTTTTTCGTCGTTTAAAAAACTCATATTATATAAATATTACAAAATTGATTCTTCGGGTAAATCATTTTCCATTGAATATTGATCAATTAACTCAATGACATCGTTTTCGTCCATCTTATACATATCATCTTCATGAATAATATTTGGGGAGTAGTACATAACGTCATCAAGAGTCAATTCTAACACCCTATAAGTCTCATCCCGATCATTATCGGTTGAAAACTCGACGTACAACATTCTATTGTCGTCATTATAATAGTATTCTCTTATATGCATGGTAAACAATGATAATTATATTGAATTATTTGAAAATCAAAAATTATACGTTTTATTGATACAAAATAGAAATATTTTTCTTATTATTATTGATATGGATTGGTATATTGTTGAATATTTGTATCCGAACGCGTTTAAGAGATTTACGGATATTATGTTTCCAAATGTTGGCGTATTGAGTTTATCTACACTGGGATTATACGATTCAAAAAAACTTTATCAGTTTTTTGATAAGGAAGGCGTATACCTAACAATTGAAATGTACAACCCACATCAATGGGTTTTTAGCATTTCATTAAAAAACGGGATAGTATTTGGACCAACCCAAGATTCTAAATCTACGAGAGAGGAAACTGAAACTGAAGGATTCCTTGAATGTTTTAGGATATTAGATAAAAAACTAAAAGACACTTTATGAACGATATTTATGATAATAGTATGAGTATGTCTGTCAACTTTCTTTTACAATCAACAAGAATTTTACATAATGACAATTATGATGAGAATGAATTGGAAATGATTACCAATTTTATGGTTGCGGTTGACAATGAGATATTAAATGAGTATAATGATACATGTACAATATTGTCTTACGATAATGATTTACAACTTTATATTGAAATATTAGACGCTTTGATAGTTATTTTTGAAGATAGAGAAGAATATGAAATATGTGAGATGTTAAAACATAAGAAAGACGATGCGATCGAAATAATTGAAAATAAAACAATATAATTATGGCAATTTTAGGAATGTCCGATGAGGAAAGAAAGAAAATTTCTGAGCAACATAAACAACTTGAAAAGATTGCTCGTGAAAAAAGAGAAGAATTGAAAAAAGGTTTAAAAAAACCTGACGAAAAGAAAACCACCAAATAGGTGGTTTTTTGTTATCTCCAATCTTTTATTATAACTTGTTCGTCTTTTAATCTATCTTTTATTTTTTGTGGTTCATCTTTAAAATCATTAAAATCCGTACCGTGCCATTCTACCCACAAATTTTTAATATTTTTTTTCCATCCGTTTTCAATCATGGCATTTAACACACTATATTCCGCAAATTCAATATCCATTTTAATATAGATATTGTCATCATCGTTAAATTGTTTGATAAAATTGATGAAGTTAATGCACTCAATTTCTATTTCATCATAATGATCCGAATACTGCCTATCTGAACCAATTTCTTCAATATACCCACCTTGACTTTTACCATCGGTGCCGGCTCTTTTAAATCTAACATTACCATCTTTAATCCATACGGCTTTTTTATGTAACGTTATATTGTAACCAACAAGTTGCTTTATTCTATTTTCCGTGTCTAATAATGGATTTGGTTCAAATGTATGAATTATCCATGACTCGTCGTTAGGTTGGACGTTAAGTTCTTTTATAATGTCGCAAAGACCTTCGGTATTATGTGTTCCTAAATCTAATAGTATATTACTCATTCTCAAATATTTTAAAGTATTCTCTCCATGTACATTTAACCAAATGATATTTTGATTTGTCTCTTACATAAGTAATATCAAAAACTTTTTCGTCGCTACCAATGTATTTGTTATCGATAGACTCATCAATTGTTTTACAAAATTCTTCTGTCAAATAATTCACCATATTTGTTGGTACAAAGAAAGCTGTTCCTTGTATATTTCTAATTTGAGATAATGATAAGAATTCTTTATCATCAACATTAAAATCTTCACTATGGCTAAAAAATATAATTTTTTCACCTTCAATTTTATTGATCTTGTTAACACTCGGCCAAACTTTTCCTTTATATAATTCCATAGGTTCTCTTAAGCCACCAGCATCTGCCCAAATAATCAAATCCCCGTCAAAATATTTTTTATCAACGGTATCCTTTAACCAAAACATTTTATTGAACATAATCACATTATATAATGGTTTGCACATTTCCGGAACATCAGGAAAAGAAACTTTCTTAATAAACTCTTCAGAAAACATTAAATTATTTAATTTTTCATTATATAATTTATAAGCATCTAACTCTTCTAGCTCCTGAACAACCATCACCGTTTTCTCTAAATTAACGTCATATTTTTTTCTGAGCTCTATAATTTCATCTTTAAATTTTTCTTGTGTGTAGATAACCATTTCATTATCGATAGATAATGTTCTTTCCATTAGATGAATATACCCACCGTAAGATGATGTAAACTTCTCCCATTTATCTCTACCAATATCATATAACGCAGTTACTATTACAGGTTTTTTTATATCCATGACCATTCTATTTTTATATTTTTATGTTTAATATTAACTTTTTCTACATCAAAAAAATCAGATGTATCGTCAGATTTAATCAACGTATTCAATTTCATTCCATGTTTGTTTAACATTGTCGGAACAAATCCTTCCGAATAACCGCTTAATCCTTCGTTATTTAAATCTAATAATTTTTTCATTGCTCTATTTGAGAATTTCACAACAGGAAAAAATGATCCGAATATTTCTTTAACGTCTTCTGGTACCACATCACCCGGACCCGGAAATCTCAAAAACCAAGCATCACATGAATGTGTATTACTATCTATTTTTGGTATTGATAGTTGAGATTCTACATTTTTGTTTTTAAAACAAAAGTAAGATATGAAATCTGAATCATCGTTATCAACCCCATTAAAAAACGCGTTCCAATCGTCCATTCTAACATCATCATCAAAAAACCAATAGTTGTCGTGATGTGGGTTGTGTATATAATAATTTAACATTCTAAAGTGCGCGTAAAACCACACAATGTTTCTATTACCAGCCGAGTTCCAAAAATTTCTTTTATCAACATCTTTATAAAAATTAAGATTCATTCTAATATTGGTTTCGTTATATAAAAATCCAACATCAAAAGATCCGTCAGAACTAATATCCGACACAAACGTTAACTCTCTTCCAGTTTCTTTAAACGAATCCCAATGTTTCACGTATGAATGATATGTACCCGGTACAGTACATACACAATATGCATTATTTAAACTCATCTGTTAAAATATCTTTCCATTCTGGTACTCTATTGAATTGATGTACAATATCGTAAAGTTTATTATCGTTTGTGTAAATTTTTCCATTTACCATTTTAGGAACATTATATCTCCTTTCAATTGTATTTCGAAGTCCCCACGATTCGAAGAATTGTGTTGGTCCTGAGGTTGAACAATGCATTGCCCACGCATCGTTTAAATTAAAAATCTTTAATCTATCAATTTCGTTTTTAGCAATCATAATGATTAATGCGGCCTGATCCTTTATATTATGGTTGTTAGTTCCAGATTCACATTTATCGTACATTCGTTTGTATAAAGAAACCAATTGATCTTTCTTTCCACCAATTACGCCACTACAAATGATTTCGTGGTGCTTACACACCTCAATTTCGCCCGGAAATACTTTATTAACCACATCCGTATTCCAAGGCTCTTCGGACATTAAAATACCTTCCGCACCCATAAATAAATCGTAATTATTTAAATCAAATTTTTGAAACGGATCAGATTGGAATACCACATCGAACACATCTGTTATCATAAACAAATCGATATCAGTATCTTTTAGGAAATTATAGGTATGTTCTAATCTTTTATGATTAATATACCAAGTATCCTCAACAATGACTGGGATTGGTCTAATGTTTAATTCATTACAAACCTTTATATCTTCTTCATTTGAATTTGCGGCCAACAAAATCACTTCTCCATCTGAAAACTTTCTGAAACTGTCAGCCCAAATTTTAATTTTTTCTTTATGTTGACTAATATTATTTGATAACCCTAATAATGCTTTTTTCATACTATATTCTACCTTCAATTTTATTTAACCATCCATTAATTGTTGAGTGAGGCCAAACAATCCATTTACTCGGCTTTGTCTCGGTGTCAAACGTTCTCCAGATCCTTACAAACTGATCATTATTGTTTAATAATGATTTTATTTCATTCGGCTCTATATCTTTTCTATGTAAAGGTTGACTAGAGTCATCTTCAAAAATAACCGCCCAAAAATCATAGTCTTCTTCTTTATTGAAAGATCCTTTATGAACATCTATACAATGTTTAAATATCTTTAAAAACGAATCTTCAAATTCTTGACCGTATAAAGCTGGATTCGGTGCAATATTATTATCTAACGTGAATTTTTGAACCGCTCTCTTTTTAAATGATATACCTGCGTATCTTTCATAATCTTCTAATGTTCTTACTTTACCAAAATCATACGGTCCAAAATCAATATCTTTCACTTCACCGTCCATTTCAAATAATTTCCTATTTCTTTTATGACAGGCATTATTTTTATCCACCCATGTTCTATCATCATCCCATTGTTTAGTTCTATTCTTTCTTGTATATTCGTGCCACACTAAAGTTTTATGTGGATGGAATAAATCATAACCCCACGTATATGCTCTAACCGCTATTGAGATTTCTTCTCCATGAAAATAATATTCTGGATCGTGCGGAACTTCTTTCACAAAGCTACCTGACGCAAATGCAAAATGTGCCGAATAAAATCTTGCTGGAATGGGTTCACTCAATTCTTTATAGTTATCAATTCCAGCAGGTAAAAAGAATATAGCACCTTCGGGAATAAATCTATCAAAATTCATTTTCCAAGGAACTTGTACTCTAGCGGCTGGATCGTTTTCCGGATCAAATGATGAAATATAACTTGTTAATAAAGGTTTTTCATGTCCCTTATTAACTAAACCTTTATACATCGTAATTAATTCCTCATCCCAATTTTCAACAAATCTATGATGCGAATCTAACTGTAAAGTGTATTCTTCATCATTATATTGTTGTTGTAATTGATTTCTGGCCCAACAAGCACCTTTAGCGTCTTTATAATCAATGTCAATAATTTTAAATCTTTTGTCATCCTTAAATTCGTCCAAATTGTCCCAAGCATCTTCGGTAGAATGTTGCCATGCAATTGAAAAAACTAAATTTTTGGGATTTTTAGCCTTTTCTATACAATCTTTTAATGTCGGTATTAATTGTGGATCTCTGTAAGAAGCAATCTGTACGAAAATTTTTCCTTTCTTCATGTATAATTCATTTTTTTATAATATAACTAAAAACCCCCAAAAATAAAAGGCGTAGAAATTTCTTTTTATAATATTTTTTGACTATTATTTGTAATAGACCAATTTAACGATAATGAGCAAGATATACCAGCCAGTAGTAATTGAAATGACTAATGATATTATAATGGATTTAGTTGAGAGCGAATTTTTTGCCGATTATGAAATACAATCCACTGAATTTGCCAAAAAATACCTATTAGATAAATTGACTGAAAAGTTTATATTAGGTGAACTAGAGAATGAAGAAGACGAATTTCTTGGTGTTTTTAATGATGATGAGTTTGACGTTGTTTTACGTGAAATAGTGGCTGGAAGTGTATTATATGAATTAAAAGAAAAAGGTTTAGTGGATTCTTATGAAGATGATTCAACAGAAGAGATGTTTTTTCTAACTGAAGAAGGTAAAAAACACATGAAAAAAAACTAATCTAATTCAAACGTGTTGTTGAACTTTTTTCCTGATTGCTTATAACTTTTTTGTGTTTCGTCTTTAACGTTTTCAGTAAATTGCCAATTCCAAGATAATTCATCTTTAACATCAAACCCAAAAAAGGAGAGGACTTGTTTTTGTATATCAATAACCTCTTTACCCCTCCAATTTTGACCCGTGGCAATCAATCCACAAGAAATATCCTTTAAAATATTAGTTTCACCAAGAGTTGTATGTCTATTCTCTAACCAAGATAATCTTTCTATTAAATTTTGATATTGAGCATTCATTTGACCCCATCTAATAGACCCAAAAAACACCACAGCGTCACATTCAAACAATACTTTTGTTATTTTCCATAATTCATCATCCGGATTATTAATACTTCTCCAACATCTATGATTTCCCGTTGGGTTTTTATCCTTATCCTTAAGTACCGATTTCTTAACGCCGCATGAATTACCATCAAAATGCGAAATATTCGCTTCACAGTGATGTATTTGTAATTTTATAGTTTCAAAAAGTGTACATTTTGACTTACCTAAGTATGATTGTATTGCCTTAGCTAATTTTGTTGATTTTGGCTCTTCTTTAAGTTCCTTCATAGCCCATTCGCCCCTATTTGAGGTTGTTATAAACAACACTTTTTCCTTTTTTTCAAGAAATTTGACTGTTTTAACAAGATTTTGATAACTTGGGTCAGTTTTCTTTAAATTGGGATCAAACTCTTCTATTAGTTGGGTAAGTTTCATTATTTTTTTTCCTCTATTGTTTGAGAATATAAACTTTTCTTATAATTTCTAATTTTTTCTTTAACAATAACCAATAATTTTTGAGAATTCGCCAAATTAGACGAAATCATCGAAATTCTTGATTTTGTAAGATTTTGTAAGCCGCCTGGTATTGAATCTTCAAGTTTTCTCAATTCTTTCACAGTTTCGTTTAATGAATTTTGCAATTCTTCTATTTTGAATTGTACTCTACTAAACTCGTTTCTAGAAACTTTTGAGGTCTCCTCCATTAAAATCTTATCTAATACGTTTTTTACCTGATTTTCGGTAAGGATAGTGTTTTTCATATATAATATTATAAACCAAAGTTTTTTACTTCTCTGTCGGTCAATTCTCCATCTTTTTTCATGCCATCTTTAATGTATGTTCTAATCAATTTTGATACTGTCATGTCTTTGTGATTAGCAACCTTTTCGATTTCCTTATAATAAGCTGGTACCACTCTGAAAGTCAACATTTTAATTAATTGTTTATATTTTGGTTGGTCAGAATGTGGTTTTTCACCTGAAGCCTGCATTTCCTTGTATTTTTTAGAAGCCATGTCTATATGTTTTTATATAAATATTTTGTATTACAAAAGAAAATCGTTATCTTATAATATAAATCACATTTTATGTCTGAAGAAAAACCACAAGTAAACCCAGTAATCAAAGAAATTGAGGAGAAGTATCCTGAAATGACTCGAGAATTCAAAAAAATAATGAGAGACCAATATGAGACATTTTGTAAAAAACAGTCAAATTACGGTCCCGATAACATCGCATTAGGTAAGGATCTAAGTAAGGAAGAAGATCGTAAATTGTCACAAATGGGCCTTTGGTTCAGGATGAATGATAAGATCCAAAGAATCAAACAACTCGTTGTATTAGGGTCACAAGACAACGTTGGCGAAGCCGTTGATGACACCTATCAAGACCTTTCGGTTTATTCAATTATTGCACAATTAGTTAAAAATGGTAAATGGGCCAAATAATTAAAAGCAATAACCAATTCGAGGGGATATAGTATAAAAAACTTATCCCCTTTTACATTTTAGAACCGCATCGCTACTATTTATTTAAAACGAAAAGACATATGAACGTAAACATTAATCATCCATCGTTTATCTCATTTTTAGACAATGTCTCAACATCAATCTTGTCGAATGTTACTGTAAATAATTATTTTACATTAACTCAGGATAAAAAATTGGGTGTTCAGTACATGGTCCTTAAATTGATGAAAAATGCGGTTAAAGTGAGAGCAAAACTTACCGACAATGAATTAAGGAGTTTTGTTAGTGTTTTATGGAAGAAAAATGAAGAATCGGAAAATTATGAATTTGCGTCTATTTTGAACGATATCGCACAAAATTTCGATTCGGTTAATGAAGTAATTAAACCCACTAAAAGAACGGTAAGGAAGATAAAAAAAGACCAAGAAAATGGCTAGAACTATCGATATAGGATCAAAAGTTTATTATGCTGAAGAAGCCTTAAAATGGTGTCAGGATAACTTTGGTCTATGTGATAGAAAAAGGACCGAGTTAAAGTTTGTTGTTAGTGAAAGAAAAAGGATGATGAAAGGTTGTATTGTTTATGGAAACTATTGTTTCTGGAGAAACACTATCACGCTCTATCTACCAAATAACATAACAATTCATGACATCGTATCAACGATCATTCACGAATATACCCATTATTTACAATCCCGCACAAAATATAGAGGGTACGAAAAAACGCATTATTATTCTCAAAATCCTTTAGAAAAGGAAGCAAAAAGAAATGAAGAAAAATACACAAAAATATGTATTCGACACATTAAAAAATTTATGTAATTAAATAATATCTCTAACAACCTCCGCTTCCGGTATTTCCCTTAAAAAAAGTAATGTATCGTCATTATTAACTCGACTTCTCACCACAACATCACATAACCAAAAATCCTTTATATCATTAACATAACCATCTTTAATACGGTCTTGTTTTATTTTTTTATAGATATAAAATAGCTTATTTTGGTAATTTACCAATTCTTTATTTAACATTTACTTAAATTTAAATCCCGTTAATTTTTCAATATCGATCTTATCCACCAGATTATTGTGTATTCCGTCTGGTTTTGATGTATTATTATCAAAAAGAAAACACATCCATTCTTTAGTCTTTACAAAATATATAACCTTCCAACATTGTTTCGGTACGGCAACTCTACCAATCCTTTTGACTTCTCCAATATTACCACACCATACATGAACTGAATCGTCTTTCTTGGCCCACTCTCTTTCCATTGTTTCCACGGATTTCCAATCACCAGCATTTAAACTATGGTATTGTGCTGCCATATTTGAAAAATAGAAACTTTCATCTTGAACTGCGGGTGTTTGACATAAATTTTCCGCTGCTGGCATCATGTGACCTCTATCGGTACCTGAACCTTTATAATCCTCTAATAAATTGGTTTCATTGGGTAACAATGGATCGGGTTTAAAATTATCTTTTCTAGCCATTGGAGTTGGACAACCAACCTTGGCTTTTGTAACCCACCACTCAACCATCACTGGGTATTTTTTTGATTTACTGTAATGTGATGTGTAATTTGTGTGCTTAAGGATTACCACATCTTGTGAAAATGTAACTATACTAACTAATAATAGCGTCAATGTTAAAGTAAGGTAAGTACTTAATATTTTTCTCATAATTTCTTTTCTATTAAATACCTATAAATCTCCAAAGGAGTGTCATTATGAACAGAAAATTCACTATAAGGTATACTATTAACATCCAATGTTTGTTTAATATCTTCGTCGATCTCCTGAGCTTCTTGTAGACCTTGTAGTCTACCATTTGTATCATATGTTTCATCATTTCTTTTTAATAATATGTTTATGTTGTCATATCTTTTAAATAACCCCCAAAGGAAATTACTTAAACCTGACATTGAGTAATGTGATGCTGGATAACCCTCACCATATCTTTGTTCGTAAAAACAACCCAACACTATGGGTGAATCTACAATTATATAATCAACCTTCCCATAAAGACGACTAATATTTCTATGTTGATTTGCTGTTATAAAGAACTGATCTTTTAATTGGGACACATTTCCCTCCCAAGCAACTTCTTTTGGGAACTCGTATGTATATTCAACACTCATGTGGTGTTTTTTCATCTCGGTAAATAACCCAGACGCTTGTGTTGACTTACCAATTCCTGGACCACCAAAAAAGTTAATTATTTTACTCATATTTGTTTAATATACATAAAAAATGGGAGCTTAAAAAATCTCCCATGTATTAATTTAGAGTGTTTATTTTGTCCCCCGACAACAAAAATAAATAAATCCCTTATTGTTAAAGTACCCCAAAAACAACAGACTATTTGACAGATATAAATTAATTTGGGATATCTAATCCACTAACTTATAAAAATTAAAAACTTTATTTTTTGTTAGACTATTTATAACAATATGGAAAACATTTATTCGGTATTAATCACGGCAGTAACCATTTTAGGTGGTGGAGGTGCTTGGAGGTATTATGAAAGAAGAGCAATGCATAAAGAAAAAGATGAGGATTTTATCAGACACGACTGTAAAGATCGTATTTCTAAATTGGAGGCGTTGTTACAACAATCAGCTAATGAAAAGGATGAACTTCGACAAATGGTTTTAGGTTTAACCAGAGAAGTTGCGGCTTTGAGCGTTAAAGTAGAATACTTAACAAAAGAAAATGAGGAATTACATAAGAAAAAAAGAACATTAAAATAATATGAAATATATATTCACAGAAAGTCAAGTTAAAAAGATTATTGATAATCAAATTACGGAAAGTAAAGATTTGCAAGAGCAAGATATAGTTAATGATCAAAAATCAGCGATTAACGCAGGAACTAAATCATTTCTAGACGCTAAAAAAGTAATGGGTGTAGATTTAACCGATAGAATAATGAAATATCAAAAGTCTATTGGTTGCGAACCAACAGGTCACATGATGGATTGTCAAGGTAAACTACCTCAAAACGACAAAAAGTTATGGCAGTCTTTAATTAATAAAAACAAGCCATTATATGATAAGGCGTTAGACTGGTTCAATCGTATGTTGGGATTAGGTCCTGGTAGTGGTTATTAAAATATAATTTAATATAAGTTATACCCAAATATTTTTTATGATATTTGGGTTTTTCTTTTAATATACATTACCTTTGTGTCTTAATCAAAATAAAGATTTATGTCTGAAGAGAAAAAAGAGAAAAGATGTTCTGGTTGTAAAACACCGAAAACATTTGACAATTTTTACAAGAACAAATTAGTTTTAGATGGCCACAGTAACTACTGCATTGACTGTACGAGAGAAAATTCAAAGAGATATTTTAAAAGAAAGAAAGAAAAACTATCTAAAAACGAAACAGATAGTTTAATAAAGTTAGCACTTTTTGGTGGTCAAACCAATGATGTTAGTCCTACAGATGCCGACAATTTAATGAAAATCCTTATGATTGAGAGGATGCTAAAGTCGGTTTCCGACGAACTAATCAACCTCAAGAAAAATCTCACAAGCTCGGATGTATTCATATCGCAATAAAATACCCATTTTTAATACTCTAAAAGGTATTTATTATATATTTATGTAGTATGAAGATACAAGATCTAGTATATGATGTTTTAACTGAAGAAGTAAAAAACAAAAGACAGTTTTCATTTTTATTAAAAAAATGGTATGGTGATAATCCAACTCCTGAGCAAATTAAAAAGGCCGAGGACAATTTAAGTATATTCTTTGAAAAACAACATGGGTTTACAATTAAAAATCCGGCAGTATATTCATTTTTACTTAGATGGAACGGAAAACACGGAAAAGGTGTTCTAGCACCTAAATTGGATGATCAGGGTGCGCCCATGGTTGATGGAAATAGGAATGTTTTAACAACTTTAGTTCCATTCAAAATAGAAGATATTAAAGACCCGGGTCGTTTTACTGTGGAACAATTTGAGGATTTTGTGGGCGAATTTAAAGAAAATGACTTGGCCCCGGAAGAGGACGAATTTGCTGGAAAGATGAATGCCACTGACAAAAAAATACAGGCATCCAAAAAACTTTGGGTGAGTGATATAGATGCGGTTGTAAGTCAAGAAGGGTTCAAAGTAAAATTTATCCCAACAGCTGGCGTTGCCGTTAAATATGGTTTTTATCAACAACATCTAGTTAAAAAACTTTTAAAAGGAACTACTGGAGACCGTCAATGGTGCGTAACCGGTCGTAATTCAGACGATTCAAGACAGAATTTGTGGGGAACATATCGACAACCAAATAACTCAAATACAAGAATACCGAGAAGAACATTTTGGTTTATTTATGATGAATCAAAAAATCCAGAAGTTGTTGACGATCAAAATATTCAAAAATATCATTTATGTGCTTTACAGTATTGTATTGATGATTATGGGTATACTGGTTTTAAAATGACCAGTTTGTTCAATGACGGAGATGACAAATATACATGGAATCAAATCGTTTCAATTTACCCTCAAATGGAAGGTCTTGAAGCTGAATTTGCTAGATATGAAGAATTTGACCCAAGTGAGTTATTTGATAGAAATAAAACAACTAGAATAAATGAATCTGAAGGATCGGCGGACGATTTCGCGGCACAGCCAAGAAGTTTAAAGAAATATTATATCGAAAGAGGAGGTACATTAAAAAGTGAAAGATCTTGGAGGAGTATGGATGCAAACCTAAGGGTCCTTTACATAATTTCCACCACCGCGGTTGACGCAGTCGATAAGTTTCAATCTGAAGATTTAATTAAAGCTATTAAAAAAGTTGGTAACGAATTAAAATTATTAGATAATCATCTGAAATCCTTAGGTGCAAGAGTTGATGAGTATAATAGAGTGACCAATCAAGAAATGGCTGATTTAGGTGTTGGGGTAATATTCAAACGCATTATCAAAGAACGTTATAAGATTGCTAAAACAAGTATTGATAATAAAAAAATACAATTACTTGAGAGTAAGGAAAAAAAATACAACGGAAAACCCTTGAGCGGTCTTTATCATTTTGGTTATGATGATTGGATGATTGTTGATGGTATAAAATATTTATCGGAATACTATGACGACGGACTTCGACTTTTTGTTGACGACAATGGTGAAAACTATTTGGTTGAAACATATATTCATCAAGACTCGAATCAAGAAGATGATAAAACTTTATATACTGTTGCAAAATCTGATAGCGAAGACACTTCTGACGAATTATTTGTTCACTTTATTAGCGCAAAGCAGTTTAATAGTTTAAGACAACGAATGCGTGAAAAAGAAGAAGGTGACGACGAAGATTTCGATAGATTTTCCAATTTTGATCCTGAAACGGATGTGGATATAAAAGAAACGTATTAAATGAAAAAGGGACTATAAAGTCCCTTTTTTTATGCTAATAAATGATAATATTCTTTAAAATGTTTAATACGATCAGCAAGACCTATCGTACCACCATTAACCCTTTTAGTGATTTTTGTAACAACAGTATCGGTTGCACCTTCGTCTGCCATTTTATGTAATCCATTTTTACTAAAGAACCATGCGGCGGATAATAAAGCATAATCTGAAGCCACTTTATCTGGATTTGATAATATATCTTCATTAATTGATTTACCAAAGGCCGTGTAGTTATCTTTACCCGTTAATTGAATATAACCCCTACCACAGAACTTTGAGCCTTCACCAGAAGATTCTGGACCATTACCCATTCTTCCACCATAAACCTTATTCGCAATCTTTACTGGTTGTCTTTCATAAGGTTTTGCAGCCGCTTCTGTTGGGAAATACTTCTTAAATGTACCTGTTAAACCTTTAGCAGAATAGTTTAAATTTTCCTTTGTAAGTCTAAATCCACCACTTTCATGACCACATTGTGCCAAGAAATGCGCTAAACGTAATGGTGTATCTATCTGAAATTTAGCTGCTGTGTCAGGTATTTGAGCAATTACCGCATCAGGTATATGTCCCTTTAATTTCTCTAGTTTTAATCCGCCAACACTTCTAACAGGTGCTGGTTCGGTAATTAAAGTCGGTGCGGATACCGTACCTTCACTGAACAATTTGCCCCATGTACCGTCACCAACAATACCATCTGCGGTTAATCCGTTAGATGATTGCCAAGCTTTTACCGCCGCTTCGGTCTTAGGTCCAAACTTACCGATTGGGTCAACACCTAATTTAACTTGTAATTTTTTAACGTCTTCTCCTTCCGATCCTAATTTTAATAACATACTTTTCTTTTAATATAAATACCATATATTTTTTCTTAATTATTGGTCTAAAAATATATTTTTAAAGAACCCAGGAATATTTTAATTTTTTATACTATTTATATAAAAATAAAACATAGATATGTCAAAAAGAATAGTAAGATTATCAGAGTCTCAACTTAGGGATATGATTAAAAGAGTGGTAAATGAACAATCTGCTCCAATGGCTAAACCAGCAGCACAACCCGCACAACAATCAGTAGCTAATGACCCTGACTATAAAAAAGCTTGGGGAGTTATGGGATTATTAATGGATGCAATTGAAGGTGTTGGAACAAAAGAACCTCAAGTATTAAAGGCGGTACAAAGTATCGGAACTAAAAGAGTTTATGACTATCTTTTACAAATAGTACAAAAATCACCAACAGTTAAACAAAAAACGGGTAGAAATTATAAATTAGTAATGGAATACATTATGCTTGATTTCCAATTTCCTATTGTTGATAAACCTATACATAGCTCATTAAACTACATGCCTGGAACGGGAAAAGAAGTAGAGCCATCGACAAGTAGCTTTGGATTTGGGGCGGATGGTTACAATAATAGCAGTGCCACTAATGTATCAAAACAATGTGCACGTATTTTGGGTGGGTTTAACGAAAATGAATTTGAACCTTTTAGTAAAGGTACAGAGCGACAATCGTATTAAAAAAATAAAACATAAAAAAGGAGGTTTATACCTCCTTTTTTGTTTTAATGTCATTGTATAAATAAACAACCACAAATGGTGTGATTAGA